ATTAGTCGCATCCGACTTGCCTAGAACATGCGTGGCTACCCAACGGAACTTATAACCCGGCTCTGGAGTCGGATCAGGCAGCGTGCTTGGCGGCACGTAAACGTATTTACTAGTTTTTTCGCGTGTTTCAGTATCACGGGGGGTACGAGCATTAACCATTTGATGCCTCCAGTTTTAAAACTTCGACTGCATATTGTTGAGGGGTAAGACCAAGGCGACGAGCAGTAGATTCCTGCGTCTTTGTCAACTTGATTTTTCGTACACCAGACGACCTTGTGCCGGGTGCGACAACCGTTGCAGGGGGTTTTCTAACAGGGGTATCGCGGTTTGTGCTGCGTTCCTCTGTGCCGAAGACTTCGGGGAACTTATCACGAAGGCGAGCGTCGATTCGCTCGAAATAATCGCTGGTGCGGGCGTATTCATGCCCGTTTTCTTGGGTTAGCCGTTGGTGCATTGCAAGCGCCAAGGCCGTAACTTCTTCATATCCATCTGCCCCGAACCACTGGTTTTTAGCCTGCCAGCGCAGGGTTTTATCGTCAAGGCGAGACGGAGCTTGCTGTATAGGTTGAGTATATACCGGTTCTTCAGGCTCTTGTAAAGGGGTTGGACGAAAATTATTAACTTGTGCAACACGCATTTTGGCATCGGCCAGTGCTTCCTGCGCCGCCAACATTGCCGCAGAGTCATAGGATTCAGCCGCTTCCGTAAATTGTTTCCTAGCCATAGCCAGTTGGGATTCGGCTTGCTGCTTTAAAACATGTACGTAAGACTGCTCTCCATTAGACACGTAGGCTTTAAGTTTCTTGTTTTCATCAACAAGCGAATGGGCCACACGCATAGCCTCTTCCCGCTCCCGAAGGGCGGACTCTTTAGCACGACGCTCGTCATGACGGGCATGCGCCAGTTCCTTGATCCGTTTCTGAACCTTGTCACTGTACTGCTCGACTTCCTCATCAGACGGGTCTTCAACTTCTTTATCCAGCGGCTTGCGGCCTCTATCAGATGCAGGAGTGTCGTCTTCTATTTCAATTTCGATATCACTTTCTAAACTAACGTCAATTTCAACGTCAGCACTTTTACCATCCTCTTCGTCCGGAAATTTAAAGTCTTCTGAAGCCATTGATACTCTCCTTATGCAGCGCGGCTATAACCGCGTGGGTCTTCCACAACACCTTCCACCTGATCATCATTAATCATGCGGAACTCTTTGCCGTGAATTTTAAATCGCGTTCCTGAATAGGCGCGGACTAAAACAAAATCGCCTTCTTTACACCACGGCTTACTAAACTTTGCCGTGTCTTGATACGCATCAACGCCTATACGAACAACAAACAGTACCGTTGTTGCGTGCTCTTCCGACTTCATAAACTGTGTTGCTTTTACGATCATCGAGTTTTCAAACGTATCTTCGAGGTTTGGTACGGCACACAGAATCTTCCAACCAGAAGGAACAGGCATCTGCGCCGCACGTACTTCGCGGGTATCTTCCTGATCTTCTTCAGTCTCTGCGGGTGCTTCTGGGGTTGTTTGCGCTACCGCCAGATATTCTGGCACTAGAATATTAGTCATCGTTTTTATCCGCTTTCTCAGCAAGGTCAAGTAAGTGACGCTCTGCGATGGCTAGACCTTGAATTACCCCGCAAAGCTTTTGATACGACGCAAAATCATCACATGCGCCTCCTGCAACATCATCCGCGTAGTTGTTCATGTCCTTCCGGATAATTTCCCGGAGAACATCTACGAAATTGTATGGACTGTTCATAAGCTACCCTTTGGATTGCGTGCTTGTTGGGCACGGATTACTTGTTCAGCTTGATTTTTAGCGATGTCAGCGCCAATACGCACGCCTTCTTTTTCGTTGTCAGAGTTCATCCGAATTTCATCCTGCTTGGCTTTCATACCAAGTTTGGTACCTTCCAACTCCATCTTGGCTTGCAACGTCTCTTCGTCGAGGCGGATTTTGTCGGCTTGTGCTGCGGCATCGGCCATCTGCTTTTTGCCTTTAATTTCTACTTCTTGTTTCTTCAACTCCAACTCTTGTTGACGTAATTGCAACTCTGCCTGTTGCATCTGCATTACGGGGTCTTGCTGCGCCTGTTGCGCGGCGGCTTGTGCTTGCTGCTTGGCAACTTGCGATTGGCTCTGCTGTAACACCATCGGTGCGGCTTGTGCCACCAGACGGGAGAGTTGTACTTCAACGGCTGGATTCATTTCTTCGTCAGGTTTAGGCAGGTCGGCACCCAACGCTTGCTCAATCTTGGCGCGGTATGCAAACGAAATGTGCTCCATGATATGTGCCTGCATTGCCTGCATAATCATTGGCGCTTGTGGGTTTTGACCCGCCATTTGCTGAATCAACGGATCCTGCGTGGCCGCCATGTGCACTTTAATATGTGCTTCGTGGTCTTGGTACATGAACGCCTTGACAGGTTTTAGGTTCAGCACGTTCATATTCTCGCTGACCGGATCCTGCGGCTTCTTGTCGTCGTCCATAGGCACAAGTTTGTTTGCGTTCTTGATGCCCAGAATCTCCAACATCTGCCGGTGTAGCATCGGCATGTCGTACAACTGCGGTGCGCCTTGCGCTAACTGAAGGGCTGCTTGATACTGCACAACCCGTTGCGACATAGTGGCAGCATTCGGGTCGGACACAGGAATAATGTCTACCTGTGAGTAATCACTTTGCTTGGCACGCGGCGTACCTTCGTCCGGCTCATACGTGTAATCAGGATCGGTGTAGTCCCGGATAATGCCGGCCAACAGTTTTAATTCCTGCTTAAACGCAAAGTGCACACGCGCTTGTACGGCTGACATAACCTTTAGCGTACGTTCCAGAATAGCTAGCGTTGTTCCCACCGGCGCATTAGCTGACATATCGGACACTTGTATATCGGCTGTAGCCGCAAAGCGCCGACCTTCTTCAACGATGGTTCCCAGTAATTGATACAGCGTAGCACTCGGCTCTTTATAAGGAAGCGGCAGAATGTTGTCACGAATGGCCCCCGATCCAATATCTACGTCACGCCACTCACCCGGAGCAATCGGCGTATCGTCTCCTTTGATACGCAGACCACGGGACTTCAAACCACCCGGCAAGTTAGACAGTGTGCCGGCATCCACCAACTGACGCATGATCGACGTAGCCGACATAGCGTATCCACCGATCAGATGGAACAGACCAAAACCATACGCACCGAAGCCGGGGATGTACTGGTAGTGTACAAAGTGCGCACGCTTAAGTTTCAGTGGATCGTCTTCTTTCCAGTTACGACGGATAGCCAGAATCTCGTTTGAGCCACGGATCATCGTCACAACATATGGCAGGGCGATGCCGGTCGGACCCGCATCATCTTCGTCTTCAAACCCCTTTAAGTCCAAGTCAACGTGGCACTCAAACAACTCATAGCGGTCGTCGTACGTCGCCGCAAAGCCCGTCTCTTTGTCTTTTTTCTCTTGAATCTCTGACTTAAACTTGGTTGGCTCACCCAACTCAACGTCCATATAAAAGCCAGCATTCTGCAACTTGATCAGATCATTCTCTGTCTTGCGCATGATGTGCGTTACGCGTCCGCAGGTATTCAACTCGGTCGTACCGTATGGCAACAGCACATCTTCGGCCGGCACAAACATCGACACCTGCCGTCCCAAATTGGGATCGTAGTAAACTTTTTTAAATGCTGACCCGGTGGCTGGCAGCGACCACAGCATGCGCTCGTGTTCTGGCCGGAACTCCGTCATCTTCTCCGTTAACTGGTAGTTCATGTCTTCTTCCACACGAACAGCCGCTTCTTTTTTCTCTGGTGTCTCTTTACCAATTATTTTTGTACGTACAGGCCCCCGTGCCGGGAACGTCTCTGTAATTGTCTCCGCTTGGAACCGCACCACCGCCTCGGTAATCATCGGGTGGAACACACCGCACGCACCAGCCCAAGGCTCGGTCCGCTCGTCGTACTTTAAGCCGAGCAACGTCAGCCCGTTCTTATATGTATCTTCCCAATCCTTGCGTGCCATCTTGTCGTTGTCGATGTCGGAGGCCAAATCTTCTGCCAACGACTGCAAATCACTGGCGTCCATCTCTTCGGCCAAGTTATCGTTGAAATCTGCACCTTCATCGTCTTTGGTAATCTCCAACTCAAAGCCCGGGCCCTTTATGGACACTTCTTCAGGGTCAACAATCTCGATCTCCAGTTCAGGCTCCCCATCATCTAGTTGGTCAATACCTGCGGGTGCGCGATAGAGCGACTTGTCCATATTCGTAGCCATATTTGTTCCTTAGTAGTATGCGAATGTCTTGCGTCTAAACAGACTGGGTTCGTCTTGTGCGTCCGTAGGCAGGGCAATAAAGCCTCCTTGACGAAACCGGAGCAATGCTTGTGAAACGGTGTCAACATAGTCATCGTGCTCTGCAACAGGAAACGCTGCAACCTCTTCAATCACTTCTTTAGCCCAGCGTGTGTCGGGAGCCCAGACTCTTCCGGAAGAAAAAAGGTCTGAGACTGCGTTAAGTCGTGCAACTTTATCGGTGGAGCCAGCAGTCTTGCCACGGCTGGGGGTAAACTCTTGGACTGGGATTCCCATTGCTCTGAGTTCTTGTATAAGAGGCGCACCGGCTGCCTTTTTCTCCACAATGAATGCATCTGGTTCCCATTCCTTCCAATGTTTTAGTGCGCACTGCTTTAAATCAGGGAACGTCATCCGATCTTTAAACGCATCGAGCAGAATTAAGTTCGGACTATTGTTATCTTCTTCGTTATACCAAACTCCCCACGTCGTACAGGCCGAATAGTCGCTGGTGGTC